CACGACTAGACCTCTATGTAAGGAACGCATACACGGTTTTAAATGACATAGTTATATTATCGAATAAACAAAAATACGAAATATCTCTATCCTTGGATAATAGTATGAATGAAGGAACTTACGGGTTAGCGTCTTGGTATAGCCAAGAAATAGTATTAAATGAGAACGCTATGGATTTTATAGTCACATTGAATGATGTGGATTATCCAATTCTTAGTGTAGTTTTGATACACGAAATATTACATATATTCGGATTAGTGGGACTAGGATTATATGGATATATTTATATACGTGGAGAACACCATATACCTCCAAATGTATATACTGGAAAACATGGGATAACTCAATATAAGAATGTTCTCCGTGAAAATGGAATGAATACAGATAATATAGTATATTTACCTATAGAGAATGATTTTGAAGAAGGGACTGTACGAACTCATTTGGAAGAAGGTAAAGATGAAGAACATGATGTAGAAAAACGGTATATACAAGGCATTCATTATCCGGTTATAACTAATGAAATTATGACTGGATTTATCAATAAACATAACTATTTTACACCCATCACACTTGGTATTCTGGAAGATTTAGAGTTTACTGTGAATTATAATTCTATTTTTGTAACCTCGGTAGGGAAACATATACGTATTATATAAACAATGTCAGGATTTGCAAAAAAGACTTTAACTGATGACAATATACAAGAGGCTGTCAATATGTGGATTGTAGAGGCGGATGATGATGAAAGTGAACCCGAACCGCGTCGTACCGCTAAAGAATGGCGTGCAGAAGCGGAGAGGATATACGGACATATAAGCGAATGGGATGTATCTCATGTAACCGATATGAATTCTTTATTTAGCGAATCTCGCATATTTAATGATGATATATCTGGGTGGAACGTATCGAATGTGACCAATATGTCGAATATGTTCTGGGATAATAAAGTCTTTAACCAACCGATAGGTGATTGGGACGTATCGAATGTGACCGATATGCAAGGTATGTTCTGGGATGCTAAATCATTTAACCAACCGATAGGTGATTGGGATGTATCGAATGTGACCAATATGTCAAGTATGTTCCGGGATGCTAAATCATTTAACCAACCAATAGGAAATTGGGACGTATCGAATGTGGTCGATATGGAAGATATGTTCCGTAATGCCATATCATTTAATCAACACATCGGTAATTGGACCTTATTGAATAATGGTGAGAGTGTTAATATGCGCCGTATGTTTTGGTATTGTGGGAATTGGGAGGCTGGAAATAACATTACGCAGTTAAGAAATAATGTTGCTCCTGCATTCACTATAGATGGTGATGGAAATGTAGTTAATGGTGAACACGCTGAAGGTGTAGGTGTAGGTGTAGCATTTGAAATCCATAACGCATTTGCCAAAATTAATACAACCAGTTATATTAAAACTATCAATAACTATCTTAATGACTTAAATGAAGAAACTCCTTTTTTTAAAGGTGGAGAATTATTACCTATAACAACCGACGAAGAAAAACAAACTGTTATAACTGAAATAATAAAAGTTAGTAAAATTGTATTTGATAAACATATAAAAGATTTTGAAGAAGGAAAACAAACATCAACTCAACGTACGTTTGGGTGGGTAACTAATAAATTTAAAGATTCTGCTGTTGACGACAAATATATAGAAATAATATTAGTTACATTTGCATATGTATGGTCTTCACAATGGGACGATGACGAACGAGGAGAATATATATATACATGGATATCCGAGAATGCAGAAGCTTATAATTCTAATCCAGATGCAGCTGCCAATATATCATGTGTAGAAGGTATTATTGAACGTGTTGTATTATCATTAACAACTATTTTATCTAAGGATGACCTTAATGAAACTCAACATAAAATTTTAAATATTATTAATAATGTATTACCTGATATGGGTGAAATATTTCAATTATGGGTAAATAATATCAACAATGATGAACCGACAAAAGAAATTATTACAAAAGCAAAAACAGGAAGTTCTGAAATAACTGAAGATGATAAAAAAACACTACAAGACTCATTTACCAAATTTGCAAAAGAAATATATGAAGAACACGAAAAGAGCGAAACAGACTTAACGAATGATACAAAATTTACAGATTATAAAAATGGTATTGATGAATATATTGGTTATATGGAAGGTGGATGGAGACATCGTCAATTAAAAAAAATGAAAAGAAAAACTATAAAAAAACGTAAGACTCATAAAAAGAAACAAACCAAAAAACGCAAATCCAAGAAATCTAGTAAGAAAAAAAAGAAACGAATAACCCGAAAACGCACGTAATTAATTATATATTTTTGATACACTATGAATATCAGCACAACATACTTTACTTTGAAAAATTGAAATTACTATATACACGTTATTTCAATTACACTATATACTATATATGCTTCGCCTAGCAAAATTATCAGCTAATAAATACAAATATGCTCTAAGAAGCTCTACCAAAATAAATCAAGTATTTTCTGAAAATCAATTGGATGTAAATATTGAAGATAATACTGGTATCCAAGAATCACCGGATACAAATAATGTAAATACCCCAACAAATACACTTTTAAATATTATTAACCAACAAAAAGAAAAGGAAACCCGTGTAGATATATGGAAAAATAGCATATTTAAGTCTTTGCCTAATCTCCAGTCAAATAATATCGGAAATGTTGGTGAGATATTCCTTGGTAGAATATGTGAAACTCAACAAATTGAATCAGAAATTGATGGCACAAAGACAAAAATGGTAGGTGGGGGTGCAGGAGATGGAACTATAAATGGTAAAACCGTAGAAATTAAGACCGCTCATCGTGGTGGTAGTAATATGAGTTTTCAACACGAATTAGGTGAATATCCATGGCATGCTGACTATATGGCGTTTATTGATGTAGACCCAATATGTGTATATATGACTATATTCCCTAATTTTACGGAAGAACAATATAAAAACTGTGTTCGATGTGAACCATATTTCCCAACACGTTCATTCTGTTGGAGAAAAAAATCTGGGGCGTTTAAATTAGATACCACACCTAAGTTAAACGAACAGTCTATTTTAAACGGACATACAATAAAAATAACAGAAGATACCTCATTTGATGCTATCGGAGATTTTATTAAACGAATTGTTCTATAAGTTGTGAAGTGCGTATATTATACGCCGAATTTGTTGATAAAAATGCCACATCACTCCATACTATATTTTTGAACTTTTGTATATTTTCTTCTTTATTTTTATTGAAGACGATTCCATATCCCCGCCTGCGTGGTAATTTGTCAAAAGTGGTATAATACGTCATATTATCCTTTCCAAAACACGTGGAAGGTATGTATATATCACAATCGTAAAACATTTTTCTATTTCGGGTAGTTGACGGGGTTCCACCATCTGATAACGAATAAATTTTAATTACGTCATTGTCTGTCGTTTGAATTGTATATTTATCAGAACTATGCTTTTTAGACCATATTTGAAATATACAATTTACTCTCACTTCCTTTTTGTTAGGTTCGTAGAAACTCGTATCTATTTTGTCAGAATAAACCAAATTATACCCTTCGACTCTCTTTCTTGGAACCCCTTTCCCGTCGCTTTCAAATAATTGAGGCAGAATAAAACATACATAATCAGCAAACGTAGATGAATGATTTATGAATTTTAATGCTAATTGTCCTCTTAGACCAAAGGGTGGATTACCAAATACAATATACTTTTTTTGTTTATCAGAAGGAAGCCACGAAAGATAGTCTTGAGTGTCAATATTCTCAAATTTAGGTTCTATATCCATTGATATTGTTCTGTCTGTCGGAAGAACTTCTAGAAAGCTACCGTCCCCAGCTGATGGCTCAATATATGTATATTCCGTGTCGGATTCACCCTTGTCTAATAGAAATTCTTGGAAGATATCAAAACATTTACGAGCGGTTTCCGTTGGAGTATAGAACTGATCCTTCTCTTTAGAGGAATATTTGGAATAATCTATCGGAATGTTGTTGAGTTTCATCAAATCAAACTGGTATGATGGTGGAACTAAATTTAATTCCTTCCAACGCTTCACTGTTCCTACTGCTACATTTACATATTTCGCGATATCCGCATAACTCTTTGTCTCCAATGTGTTATTTAATATTGTCATGATATCTTCTGGCTCAGTCTCAGGGATTACTTCTTCAGTAGTAGCAGATTGAAATGTATTTTCAGGAGCGGACATGGCGCTGAGACGTTCTTCCACCGCCCTCTCTACCATCTCATTGACCTTTTCCATCGTATTTTCACACGGTTTCTTCCGATTTGTATGGGTTTCAAAATGCGACTTTTGTTTAAAGGCCTTGCCGCAACGAGGACAATCGTATTTACCCATTTTAGTTATATATGTATAAATACCAATTGGGTTTAAATCAATTTTACGATATAACAAAATAAAATAAAAGAAAATAAAAATGTATCGATACTATTATTATCATGCCATTCTATTCAATAGCAAAAGGTAAAGAAGTAGGTATATTTTCTACTTGGGATGAATGCAAACCCCACATAACTGGGGTTAAATGTGCTATTTATAAAAAATTTATTACAAAAGAAGCTGCGGAGCAGTTTCTTATTGAGAACAAATACCCTGATATGAGTGAACCTGAAACAATACCAACTAAAACACAAATAATTGATATCCATGATGATGATTTTACTCCAGACTATTACGTATATACAGATGGTGCGTGTTCTAAAAATGGTTCATCTCAAGCTAATGCAGGATTAGGCATTTTTTTCCGCGATAATGACCCACGTAATACATCAAAACGAGTTCAAGGCAAACAAACTAACAATACTGCTGAACTCGGTGCTATTATTGAAACATATAATCTAATAAAAGACGACATCTTATACGGTAAAGAGATATCAATTGTATCCGATTCAAATTATGCCATACGATGTGTTACCAGTTATGGAGAAAAATGTGAAAAAACTGGATGGAAAGACACTATACCAAATAGAGACATGGTAAAAATCGCATATGAATTGTATAAAAACATACCAAATGTGCGATTTCTTCATGTAATGGCTCATACAACAAATACTGATATACATTCATATGGGAATGAAAACGCAGACCGTCTCGCAAATGAAGCAATCGGCCATATGGAATGCCCGTATAATAGTAAACCCAAAAAGGTGTTTTTACAAATTCCCTATGAGCGAAAAGATGAAGCAAAACAATTCGGATGTAAATGGGATTTCAAAAAGAAAAAATGGTATTTTGATGATAATAATACCAACAAAATAGAAATATTGTCATTGTTCTCAACAATATGATATGATTACACCGACATCTCCTATAAATCAAAAAAGTAATTATACGTTAAAAAAGATGTGTAACCTAGCTAGTTACACCCCCTTTTTAATATTTTTTTAAACAATAAATCCATCTTTAATGTACCCTGCGGATTTGGACTTAGAGCTACTGCTACTATGTTTACGATCATCGATGCGCTCCTCGGCTAATTCATCCTCATTTGGTCCATACGTCCAGTGTATGATATCGCACCCACATTCGCGTGTTTCCTTGCGATTATAGAGCTGACCACAATCAGAGCAGCTAAAGTGTCCGTTATATGAGGTGTCCCACTTATCGTTTCGACCATGGTATTCACCCTCAAAGTACGACTGTTGTTGATCGATAAAATGATCGACCGCCTTGCGCTTTCTGGAGGAGATTCGTTGTTGACAATTTATTGGTTCTTCTTCATCTGTA